TTTTGGCTTGACCAGCGCCATACCGTCTTTCGATAAATGCAGTATTTCCAAATAAACTCCCTGGAAGACCATTAAATGTGAGTTGATTGCCGATCACGACATCACCACTGAGTTCTATATTGTCTCTCGGTGTGTCTGTACGAATACCGACATTACGATTCGCACCGTCAATGTATAGAGCAACAGTTGTTGAATCTGAAACTTCGGTCGCATTATCTGCAACCCTGAAATCACCCTGGGCACCCGAAATACCCACGGACCATGCACCACCACCACTCACATAACTACTGAATGCATTCCCATCGGCTAAATCCGTCGATGCAGATATGATGGCGTCACCGTTGTCATGATTATGCGCAAGAATACCAGGTTCCCCTACACCTTGACACTTGACTTCCAAATAAGCCCCTGGTTCTGTATGTCCAATACCAACTTTACCATTACTGAGAAGAGTCATGATATTGGTATCCACTTTGTAGTCATCGTGTGCGAGGTCTATGTCAAGACGTGTCTTAGATCTATTATCGGTCATGTCAAATTTACCCAATTTGAACGCCGCTCGAGCGCCAAATTTAATACCCGTTCCTTCACGTGTCAGCTGCATGACATTTGAAGTCGAATTTACCACTAGTATTTCGGAAGTATTTGTCACGATAAGGGGTGTATTTAGATGGTTATATGTGTTACTACGAGTCACTTTCTGATTGATAAATGCTGTACCCCCAGAGGTTTGGAAGAGGCCTTGGGGTTGTGTCGTCCCGATACCCACATTACTATTTTCTAAAATAGTCATCTTCGCAGTGCCCATAGTCGAGGTTTGACTCGCGAAGAAGTTGAGACCCTTCCCAGCACTCAAGATGTTTTCAATTTTATTTTCACCTGTAGCTGGAACCGAGTACATTCGCATACCACCGGTACCATACACCACCGCATTACTCCCAGTGACATGGACATTTCCCGAAATTGTGAGAGCCTCTGAGGGGTTTGTATTGGCGATACCAATTTTCCCATTTGAGGCTATACGCATCCTCTCAGCGTTCTTGGTTTTGAACCTAATATTTTGGTGAGTGTTTGAGGTACTCGCACCATAGACCTCAATGCTACTCACGTTAGAAGCAGTCGGACCAGACTTGAGCACGAGAGCATTTGAGGTACTGTCGGCACCGGAATGATCTGCATGTACTGTCACCGATACATCTGAGAAGACACTCAGTGTTTGAATATTTGTAGTCACAGTGTTACCCACGACCGTCAATACATTTCCAGATGTGAGGTTTGCGAACACTTTGGTACCCACTGAAAAGTCGTCAATGGGGGAAAGATTGGAAACACCTGAGGGGTAAGTTCCTATTGTGCGTAGTGCAAACATTTGAACATTGGCCCCAAATACCACAGGGGTCAGAGAAGTGGCATCAATTTGGAACAAATCATTTGTACTGACAATACCACCATCACCCAGGTTTAATTGTTCTATAAAGACGTTGCCAGTCGCATGCATCACATTTGATCCCGTATCTTCGAAGAAGACGTTAGAACCCACACAGAGTGTATGTGTCGGGGTACTATTCGCAACACCAACAACACCTTCTGTATAGAATTTACCATATACATGGACATTGACGGTATTCGAATCCATGGCAATCGTCTGTTGTCCGGGACCACCCACTGTGTAAGCACTATCGAACGTTCTTGAAAAAAAGAACTCCGTATTGGCTGTTGAAAATCCAAACACCAAGTTTGCTTCTTCACCTGGGTGATCAGTCATTATGAGACCATTATCATACGCACCCCCTGGAAATCCATCAGCCATCTGAATGACCGCATTTGAAACAACCAAGTTGTTCGCAGCTAAATAGGTTAAATAATCGGTAATAAATACATTACCATCTACTCGTAGGTCACCGGTCACGTTGAGGTTACTGGATTGAACCACAACATTTCCATTTTTGAAAACAGCCGAGTTAAAACTGCCATCATTATCTTGACCAACAGTGAGTTGTTTCCCGATAGCAACATTTGTGGAGTATGTATTACCAGTAATTTTCAAAACATTGGAACCAACACTATTCACTAAAAAATTGTTATTCTCAGTTCTTAGGATATTGGATGTAGTTACATTTGTGGATAATACATTACCAGTCACCTGTAGGATATTCGGTCTTAGACGATCAATGATAACATCAGTTGCACCAACCTGAAAATCATAGATTGGGTTAGCAACACCTATACCAACTTGAGTCGCAGACATGCGAAAAATATTCGTGAAAGCAATGAGATCCATATCACCGGTGGCAGTCAGAGAACCTGACATGTTGAGATTTGACACTGAAATTTCGTCCGCTGTGATCTCACCAGCTTGGATACTCGCAACACCTGAAATAATGTCTTGTTCTCTGGGTGCAGCATCTAAACTACTGACATAAATTTGGCCAGCTGTGACGAGAATGCCACTCGCTTGCGTCGCCATATACATTAATTACCGAATAAAATTCCAGCTAAACCATCCTTGATCCTGAGAACATTATAGTTGACAGCATAGACATATACATATGAACGATTTACCGCCTCCGCACCACGGATTATGAGTTTTGCATTGTCAAGTCGACTAAAATTACACGATCCAGATGGATTATAATCCGAAGCGTTCATACAAAAGTGATAGGCGAAGTATCGTGTGAATGTTGGTGAGTGACTGGGCGTATTGAAATATGTCTTACCGTATGACGATTTGAAATAGTTTTGTGCTGTATGAAAATAGACTGGGCTCATATTTTCTAAAAGTGTTGTCCCATTGATGTACATATCAGCGGTTTTGAATGAAAAACGATCTGCTGCGGGGTTGGTTTGAGACGTCCCAAATCCAAAGAAGAGTGATTTTACTGGGTGATTTAAACTAGAAATATCTAGGGTATTATATCCACCTGAATCTGTTTGATTATCAAGAACACTGTTCAATGGAAATTCTATTCGCTGTGTCTGTGTAATGACAAGGTCTAGAGAACGTTTTACAAGTCTTTCTCTCTCCTCTGTATCTAAATAGATGTAGTTCCCATACATAATAGCTTTCTTTTCAGATTCTGGGATGACTGCAATTGTAGCTGGATCAAAATTGATTCGTATTTCAACTTGATGATTTTGGAGTGCTACTAGGGGTAAGAATGCCTTGTGATCACAGAAGAAAAAGTGGAGGGGTACAAAATATTTATTGGATAAAGAAGCCTTATTATTGAGTTCTTGTGACTTGTTGTATGTATCCGCTAGATAATTTGGCCATATTTCACTGTAATAATCAAAATGTTGGGAATCTATTTTTTGACCACCTATGAAAAGATCGATCGTCGAGTTGTAAAAAAGGTTCGATGCAATGTTATCATTACTGCTACTATCCGCCTCAAACCAAAGTCCGTTGATAACATCACCTAAAACTGGAATAGTAATAGATGTGTCACTATCAGAAATAGTTTTGATATATTTAGGAGCTTGAGAAAAGTTCGTGTGTCGTGTAAATTTTGTACGGAAAAAGGAATGCCCCTCATCACTTGTGAGATATACATCTTGAACACCTTTTGAGACAAGTTGTATTAATGCACCAGACATTTAATTATTATTTAGATTATAAAAACAGACACTTTCCCTGAGGGAAGTCACTCTTCTTTTCTTCTACATGCTTCCCATGTATTTTGAAACCACCTTGTCTATATACTTTCATTCTCTTGAAATACATCGCTGTGAAGATTGACCAAGGATCATGAACATCGTAGATGTGGGGATCATTCTTCTTACCCTTCGTCTCTCTCATAATTCTTCCAATACTTTGGGTAATATCAGATTTGGGTGATGCTAGGATGACCGTGTCTAGAGTGGGAATGTCTAGACCCTCATGGGCTTGACTGAACGTCGCGAAGATGATCTTTTTCTTGGAGGACTCTTGGAGGGCAGCCTCTTTCATACCACCCATATAGAGTCCTGAGGTTTTGGGGAAACATTGATGAAGGAACTCACAATGTTGTCGGCGATCACTTAGAACTAGTAACTGCCTCGTCCCAGCGGATGCTTTCTTCACCAACTCAACAAGCATCTGGTTCCTCGCTCGATCCTCGACAACTTCTGTAATCATGTTGGGCATGGAGATTTTTCCGTTTCGCATCGAGGGTGGTGGATTCATGTAATTTGGTGACTCAAATGTTATTGGAAAAACCTCAACCTGTTCCTGATTTTTTCTCTCAACTGCGAAGAATGTTGGTCCCATGAACCAATGAAGAACCTTTGTGAGACCATCCTTCCTCTCTGGTGTTGCTGAGAGACCAAAGATATGTCGAGGACACATTTTGAAAAGACTCTGACTGAACACTTTAGCACAAATATGATGCGCCTCATCTACGATGAGTGTTCCTACAGAGTCAAAGTCTGAGAAGCTATATTCCTTTAGAGACAACGACTGGAGCATTGCGATGATAAAATCACACGCAACCTCTTTTTTGTTCTGTTGCACTACACCAATCGTGGCACCCGGGCAGAACTGTTGGATACGCTCCCTCCACTGGTCAGCGAGGAACTGTTTATGCACGACAATCATGGTCCTGTATCCCAACTTACACGCTATAGCCAAGGATACCGTCGTTTTGCCATAGCCACATGGTAAAGAAAGGACCCCATGACCTGCTTTAATTGCTGCTGCGAGGGCTTCGTTTTGGTGTGTGGAATCTCGGAGTTGTCCAACGAATTTGGTTTGGATACGAGCTGGTTCGGGTCGTTTGTCTTCCCGAGGCTCTCCAAGCTTAGTAGTTCCGTAGAATCTTGGAATGCATACTCCAGTCTTAGTTGGTCTGAAAACTTTGAAAGGCGGTGGAGGAAATCCATAGTCTCCATTGACCACAGGTCTTACCGTTAATTCTTTTTTAATTTCTTGGATTGGTCCCGTATCTACCAGATACCCTGTTCTTGTAAGGGTTGTCATCCTACTATACTTATTTAAAGGGTGAAAACTTTATATAAGTACAATGCCTGTCGTACACATTGAAGAAAATATTCAACAACTTAGGATTAAGATGCAAGGAATGCGTGAAGAAATTTTACGTCTCGAAGGTGTCCTTCGAACATTTGAAGGATTTAAGCAATCTGGTTTGGTCAGAATTGACCTTCCCAATCAGGAAGAGGAACTCGAGAGTATCCAAGAGAAGCCTGAATAAGCACCAACATTCCAAACCCCTTTGAAGTCCATTACAATTTCAACTTCGTCATCCTTTATTAGAGACTGAATGGGGCGTCCTTTGACGTTGCACATCACTCTCCTATAACGGAATGGCACCTTCACTGTGAGAATAGTGCCATCGAGGGGATTGTCGATGTTTTGATTCATAAGGAGATGTGATTTATTTGTATGCATTCGTTCTATAATTTCCGAGACTTTTACAGGAATTATAAAACGGATATACTTTTTATCATTGAAATCATACATAGGTTCATAGACGGTACCTAAAAACTTCATTGATTTCTGTTACGATATATTAAAATTAAAACTATAAGTAGTACCACAATCAGTAGCAAAACTTGTGAGAGAAGAATAGGTTGGAGAGGTTCCCTTGTCTCAAATTGTTGATGACTTAGAGCTCTGGAGACTTCCACCGCCGCCTCGATACTCGAATAGGGTGTCTTCCTAGGGGACATCATACCACACATTGCAACCTTGGGACACTTCCCAAAGAAAGGGAGTTGTCCGTGAAGACTGAGGACTCCCGAGGACTGTGTAAATTCCCAAGTTTTACCTTGCCATTTAGCACCCCAACCAATGCGTACCTCTTTGGGTTCTTGGAGTTCGAGTTGCCTAAGGACTTCAGCCTTTAACGCTTCTGGATCAGTCTTGAGAATATCCTCTGTGAGATTGCAAATAACACATGATACAGTCTTACCATTTGATAGAACCTTGGGTTGAAGTTTCCATTTGGTTTTCGCAGCAATTTCGAGATCTGTTTTGATTTTGATGGGATCTTCATAGTCGAGAAGAATATTGATAGCACCATATGTACTCTCACTCACTTTTTTCTTAGCATCTGGACCCCAGTTTTCAGCGAGAAAGTCTATGGCTGGGCTATTATCGAGACACAAGAAGAGCATACCATCTTGTATGATTTTACCATTTGAAAACTTAGCCATATATGTATCTTCACCATACGCGACACTCTCAAGTTCCGTTTTGAACACAAAGTTTCCACCAGCGTCCATCACTGCTTGTTCCATCGCATCACCCATGACTTTACCAGAAACCTTTTGTGTGTATGGCTTAGATAAACCAACATGATCTATATTTTTAACAAATTCATAGGCTGACATGACATCCCAAGTGACACCATCCATAATAAGGGGGAGGGTCTCTAGGAGAGTCTGACCCTTCTCAGAAAGTTCTCCCACTGCATCTTTCAATGATACATTTTTGAACTTATTTGGTTGTGTGAGTACTTTCGCAAATAGGATCATGAGAGTACCATAATCCTTCACACCAAGAGATTTGAGTGCAAATGATGCATCATTACCATCATCAGTTGGTACAAATATATCGTCCCAATCGATACCCATTTCACTAAAGAGAGACTTTGTATTCACAAAGGCACGATCAAATACGATCCTATGTGCGTGGAGATCTCTGACTTCTTCGTCTGGTTCCCACCACGAACCA